CAGAGTTTGCCAAAGAAGCCGGAATCGAGCTTGGCGTCGAGAAGGGCGAGGAGGAATTTGCCATCAAGGCCGACCATCCGATCCTGAACGAGGTCAACATCGCGCGCATCAAGGGCAAGGATCTGCGCCAGCACTACAACGAAAGTCAGATGACCATCGAGTGGCATCACTTCGAGTACGTCGATCGCGCGTACCGACACTTCAAGGCCTCGCGGGGTCTCCTCGACTTCACCGATTTGTTGGAGAGAGTCTTAGACGAGCCAGATAGATTTCCGTCATTAAAAACATTAATCATTGACGAGGCTCAGGATTTATCAAAATTACAGTGGCGGATAGTCAAGGAACTCATTGCCCGTGCAGAACGTACGTTCATCGCAGGCGATGACGACCAGGCGGTCTACACCTGGGCCGGTGCGGACGTCGACTCGTTCCTGACGCTTGAGGGCGATATCAAAGTCCTCGACCAGTCCTACCGAGTTCCTTCAAAGATCCACGCGCTCGCCGACCAAGTGGTTAACCGAATCCGCAAGCGGCAGCCCAAGATCTGGAAGCCACGCACCGAAGGCGGTGCGATCACTTATTACAACGACTTCCACCACGTCGACATTACACAGGGCGAGTGGCTCGTGCTTGCCGCTACGAACTACATGCTCACCGAGATGCACGAGTGGCTGAAGTCGCAAGGCTTGCTCTTCGAGCGCCACGGACAACGGAGCGTCCCAGAGTCAATGCTGACCGCCGTCATGGGGTGGGAGCGCCTACGCAAAGGCGGTGAAGTGCCGTTCCCGGTCGTGAAGCTGATCTACAAGTATCTCGGCACCGAGTTCGTCAAGCACGGACACAAGGGCTTGAAGACGGCTGATGTGGATCGAATGTACACACACGAATCACTGACCAAGGACCACGGCCTACTGACCGATGCGATCTGGCACGAGGCGCTAAACAAGATCGGCGAGGACAAGCGTAACTACCTGATCGCGCTGCTGCGTCGAGGCACGAAGATTACGGGCAAGGTTCCGATCAAGCTCTCCACCATCCACGGTGCGAAGGGCGGCGAGGCAGATAACGTCCTGCTGATCGGCGACCTCTCGACCAAGTTCGCGCAGGAGTACGACAAGAACTCCGATGACATCAACCGATTGCTCTACGTCGGGATCACCCGCGCCAAGCAGTCGCTGCATTTCGTATTACCTAAGAATTCGTACAAAGGCTTTCGATTATGAGCACCCTCCCCATGTTTGACCGCCCATCTGAGTGGGTGCCTCCTTCGTCTTTCCCGGACCTTTCCGGCGCAACGGAGATTGCGATCGACTTGGAAACATGTGACCCGAACATGGAGTCGATGGGGCCAGGATGGCCCCGGAAGGACGGGTTCATCGTCGGCTACGCCGTCGCGGTAGACGGGTGGAGGGGCTACTACCCGATTGCCCATCAAGGCGGTGGCAACCTCGATGAGCGCATCGTGAACCGTTGGATGAAGAAGGTTCTCGAGTTGCCGTGCGACAAGATCATGCACAACGCCGCCTATGACTTGGGCTGGCTTCGAGCATCAGGGTTCACGGTCAACGGGACTATCTACGACACTATGCTCGCGGCCCCTCTGATCGACGAGAACCGCTTCAGCTACGCGCTTAATAGCCTTGGCTTCGACTATCTCAAGGAAGTGAAGTCCGAGCAGGGTCTGAAGGACGCGGCCTCGGACTTCGGGGTGCACGCCAAGAAAGAGCTCTGGAAGCTCCCGGCTATGTACGTCGGCGACTATGCCGAGCAGGACGCAGCGCTCACGCTCAAGCTCTGGCATCACTTGAAGGCGCTGATCAAGAAAGACGAAGTAGAGTCCATCTTCACGCTCGAAACCGAGCTACTGCCGGTGCTGATTGATCTGACGTTCCAAGGCATCCGCTTTGATCGCAGCAAGTGCGAGATGCTGATCGACGACTTCAAACGTCAAGAGAATGAACATATCAAGCAGATCAAGTTAATTTCTGGCGAAAAAATTGACATATGGGCAGCCGCCAGCATCGCCAAGGCCTTCGACAAACTCGGGATCCCCTACCCGAAGACCACGACCGGCTTGCCGAGCTTCACGAAGACCTTCCTCGATGGCCACCCGCACGAGATCGCCAAGCTCATCATCGAAGCGCGTGAGTTCAACAAGACCCACGGCACCTTCCTCGAGCCCTACCTGCGCCATAGCGCGGCCGACGGGCGTATCCACCCGCACGTGAACCAGATGCGGTCAGAAGACGGTGGTACAGTCACGGGCCGCCTCTCGATGAACAACCCCAACCTGCAACAGGTCCCTGCTCGCCATGAAATCATCGGCCCCCTGGTACGCTCGCTTTTCCTGCCTGAAGAAGGACAGCTCTGGGCAGCGAATGACTTCAGCTCACAGGAGCCTCGGCTTCTCGTCCATTACGCAACCCTACTCGATCTCCCAGGCGCAGAGCGCATGGCAGAGGCATATCGAAACGACCCCAACACCGACTTCCACCAAATGGTGGCAGATATGGCGGGGATCAAACGCAAAGCCGCTAAGACGATCGGACTCGGATTGATGTATGGGATGGGCAAGCAGAAGCTCGCCAACTCCCTAGACCTCCCGCTCGATGAAGCGGCAGAGCTCATCAATACGTTCCACCTCAAGGTCCCCTTCCTCAAGGGCACGGTGAACTCCGTCATGAAGCGCATCGACCACCCCGCCTCGGGGGGCTCGATCCGTACGCTCTTGGGCCGAAAATGCCGCTTCCCGCTCTGGGAACCGGTGGAGTACGGCATCAACAAGGCGCTGCCTCGCGAGCAAGCGATCGTGGAATACGGACCACGGATCAAGCGTGCGATGACGTACAAAGGTCTCAACCGTTTGATCCAAGGCTCCGCTGCGGATCAGACCAAAGCCGCGATGGTCGCGCTCAATAAAGCCGGCTTCCGCCTGCTGCTCCAGGTGCACGACGAAGTGGCCGTGAGCGTGAACAACAAGGAAGAAGCCCTTGCCGCCGCCGAGATCATGCGCAACGCCGTGCAGCTCGAAGTCCCCTCAAAAGTGGATACCGAGATCGGCCCGTCGTGGGGCGAGGCCAAAGGGTAGTTGCACTGGCATAGCTGCTGCGCTACATTTGGCCCAAGAAAGGAGAACGGGATGAAGAAGCCTTTGGCAAAGGGTCGTCAGTGGACAAAAATGTACTACGACGACTTCAACAGAAAGTTTCCGCGCCTCGGTATGGCGCGGCTCGCTGCTCGCGAGGACGAAGAGGGCAAACAGAAACTCCGTGAGTTGAAGGAGTATGTGTTTCGTTACAGGCGAAAGCGTAAGTACCGCTATCCGGGCCGCTACTCGCCCGATCGTCGCAAAGGCGTGAAGTTCCACAGCGTGATGGTGCCGCTCGAGACGCACCAGAAGCTCAAAGAGATCGCCAAGTTCTACAAAAAGAGCATGGCCACGATCATCCGAGAGCACATCGACGAGCTCTTTGACAAGACATACAAAGAGGCCGAGCTGCTCGCACGCATCGAGGCCAACAGGAAGAAAGATGAAACACCAGACACAGATAAGCCTCGACGTCGATATAACGTATGACGTCTTGGAGCCGATCCAGGTGGCGGATTACGTCCTGCCGCCCATGATCGAGTTAACGTCGGCGTACGTCTCGCTCGAAAAGCCTGACGGCAAGGTCGCGCGTGTGAACATACTCAAGGTATTGAGCGAGTCACAGCGCATGTTGATTGAAGATGACATCATTGAGGAGTTAGTAGGCGAATGAATATCTTTCCGGAACGTGTAGTTGACGATAAGGGCGAAGCGAAGATCGAGGGGGGCCTCACGCTACGGGATTACTTTGCAGCACATGCCCTGACCGGCATCGTGACTCGTGACGATATTGAGTCGGTGTACTCGGCCGTACAGAAGGCCTACCGCCTGGCTGATATCATGCTTGAGACTCGTGACCAATGAGCGTCGTCTCCAAGGTTCGCCGGTGCACGGAATGTAAACAGGTGTTTGTCACACCGGAGAGCTTCCGAACGCACAAGCGTTTAGGCGGGGAATGCCGCACCATCGAGGCCATGGTCTCGATTGGCTTTGTACAAACCCCAAAAGGATGGAAACACTTACCTCCGAGAAACAAATGAACGAAACCACCACGTCACTCGGTAACTGGCTCTACGAGAAAGCGTCCACTGTGGCGGACGTGTACGTGCAGGATTGGGCACGAGGGCAGAAGGCTTATGGACGACGGCCCACGGAGCTCGAGATGCAGGAAGTTCGGATGGCCTTTTACCGTGGCTACATCGAAGGCGTTCAACGATACATACACGACAAACAGTTATGAAGAAAGGAGAGTTACAATGAGTCGCAAAGCTGTACTAGAACGCACACTCGGCAAGAAGGCCGCGAAGAGGTTTTTGCCCAAGATAACGAATGAACTGAAGCTCGAACTATCGTGCGAGCTCGTCGAGCAGATCATGCAAGTGGAACTTCGCAGTATCCACGGATCACTGACCAAGGACCTTAAAGCTCGTAAAGCTGGCAAGGGCATCGCCATCTTCGATCCCGACAAGGATCGTGATATCGCCGAGATATCTAATCACTTGAGCGCTATTGAAACAGTCGCCCGGTACTACGGCGTGTCGTTGAAATAACACGCAATCTTTGTACACTGACGGCCTATGAAGGTCGTCTGTACACAGGTCGACCCTTCAGATCCGGATGTCAAGGAACAACTCGTCGAGCTGCAACGGGCCTGTCTGCCGCACGATACCTTGTACTTTCCCGATCAGGGGGTTTGGTGGCTCGCTTACCATCGGCGCACGCCGGTGGCGTTCGCGTGCCTCTGCCCCTCGGAGCAGACGCCACAAGGTGTCTACCTCGGTCGGTGCGGGGTCACCCACGCCGCTCGAGGCAAAGGGGTTCAACGAAAACTCATCCGCGTTCGTCTGGCATGGGCCAAGCGCCACGGTTACAAGTGGGCCGTATCCGATACGACCGACAACGTACCAAGCGCCAATAACCTCATCGCCTGCGGGTTTAGGCTTTACACCCCCAAAGTTTTGTACTCGTTCGCACGAGCGTTGTACTGGCGTAAACGGTTATAGGGGGTTCGATGCCGTTCAAGGACGAGGCCGTACGCAAGGCCAAACAAAAGGTGTATGCACGGAAGTGGTACGAATCAAACAGACGAGAGGTTATCAATAACTCCAGAAAGGCCAGGGATAAGAATAGAACAGAGTGGATCGCGTACAAGTCGAAGCAGCGCTGTAGTCATTGCCGAAAGACGCATCCAGCGATTATCGACTTCCACCACGTGATCAAAGAGGGCAAGCGTTCGGTCAATAAGTTGGCGGTGAGGCAGAGAAACATAGCCGAGGCGATCCGCGAGGCGGAAGAGAAGTGCATACCGCTTTGCGCCAACTGCCACCGGGTGTTGCACTGGGAGGAACAGCAGGGTATAACGGCCAAGAGAAAGAAGAAATGAAGGAGGTTTTGATGGACGGCCTAACGCTGCTATTGTTTTTGTTGGCCACTGTTGTTATAACTTTGATCCTGCGGTATAAACGCAGGCCTCTCGATAAACACCTCCCACCCCCTAACTGGAGATGTTCGAGAGGCGGAAGAGATTACTTTTAACTGTTAGAAAGCATAGAAAGGAGAACTCGATGGATACAGATAAGACTGATAGTTACGTGTTTATAGCGTTGATTGTGTTACTTGTCGGCCTGGCGTTCAGTATCGCAGGCACGATCATTTACAAAAGCTATTTACGCACCACCTACCTCGAAGGGTCTACCGATCCTATCGAAGCCGCCTGTGCGTTTGACTCAGGCGAACAACAGATCCCGCCCTCTTGCATGGCCTACATGCTCCAACAAAAGGAAAACTTTCGATGAAAGCTCGTACCAAGAAATTCAAAAAGTCTGACTTCACGACCAAGGCCTACCAGTGGTTCCTCGATAACCCCGGTGCGAAGGTCCGTAGCGTCGCCGAACGCTTCAATATCTCCATCCCCTACGCCTACAAGCTGCGGGACAAGGCGACCGGCAAGCCCTCCGCGCGCAAGGAAATGCTGAACCAAGTGCTGAAGGAGATGGACGCGATCGCACCGAAGGCCGATACAGTGGACGCGATCCTCGACTCACGGGCTAAGGACTACGGCGCGTTCGCCGATAACGCCCGGCTCGCCCAAGCCCTCAAGCGCGCCATGGCCGACCACGCCGACGAGATGGGAAGCCTCTTCTCGGACGAACAGTGGGAAGCCCTCGAGATGATCGCGAGCAAGATGTCGCGTATCGTCAACGGCAACCCCGACAAGATCGACAACTGGGACGATATCGCCGGCTACGCCAAGCTCGTGGCCGACCAACTGCGGGGGAGGGTCCGTTAATGCTCCGACCGGCCATAAACAGCACAGAGGACCCGCCACAGCCAGTGGAGGATCTGGCTATGCGGGAGTACATATTTGCGCTCCGTCGCCGTATCGAGGTCCAGGACTGTCTCGTAGAGGCACTCTCGGAGGAGATCAAGCAGCTCAAGGACGAACGGGATGGCCTGAAGGCACAGGTCGAGAGCTTGCTCATCGACTTGCACTGGATGGAATCCAAGCGCAAGATCCAGACTGTATGAAACACATCAACTTCGTCACGGCCGATGACATGCCGCTCGTACAGATGGTGGTCGTCACCATCAACGGGACGCGCTACGGGCTCGTAGGCCCCGTGGTCCACGTGCCAGGGACCATGGATCAGGACCTCGACGTGTCGGAGATCGAGTTCGGCGAGATCATGCCGGCTCACGCAGCCGCACAGATGCTCGAAGGACGGTTCAAGCAGATCATGGGCTCCGAAGTTCAGTAGCTAGCCTAGGCGGCGCTCCCTAGAGAGGGGACACCCACCCTGCACTTGCCGCCGACCCCGCATCGAAAGGTGCGGGGTTTTTTTCATTGGGGGTTCACAAGTCCACTTGTTCAGTTGTCCATGGGTCATGGTGGGTTAAGCACGGTTAATGGGGAAAGGTGGGTTAATCGAGTAACACGGACCACGGGTCAAGTGTTTTAGGGCAAAAGTGACCGCATCATGGCCAAAAGGGGCATTTTTCGCACATTAGTAGAACCCTGGAGGGGTCTACATGATTTTTTTTCAAAAATTTTTAAAAAATGGCGTAATAGACGTAATGGTGTAAGAAGTATTGTAAATCAGTGAGTTACAACTACACAGAGACTTACACTGACTGATTCAGTGAAATTTATCTGGGATGCGCGCGCGACCTTTTTTTCGTGATTTATTTTTTCTTTAGACCCTAAAAAAGTCTAACTAAAGTGGCCAAAACGGCTGGACGCTTCGGAATTGTCAGTAGTAGACTGTTGGCATGTTAACAGTTGACACGGGCATCCCGATCCCCGCCGAAGCCCAGCGGGAGAAGTATCCCTTCCCTGTCATGGCCGTAGGGGACAGCTTCCTGTTACCCGATGCCGAGTCAGCCAAGAACGCGCGTAGCGCCGCCTGGATGTTCTCCAAGCGGCATGGGACGAAGTTCTCGTGCCGGCGTGTGGATGAGGGCTGGCGGGTCTGGAGGGTCGCGTGAAGCTGACCAGCAAGGCGGACAGGGAGTTCGGCAAGCAGATCAGCAGAGGGCTTCAGCCGAAGACGATCGAGAAGATCAACCGCCCTGTCCCTAACGTCCCGAAGAAGCAGAAGCAGCTCACCACGCAGGAGTGGAAGTTTGTTAACGAGTTCGTAGCCGGGGACGGCCACGTGACTCTGCGGGAGGCCGTGGTTCGTGCAGGGTGGCCAGAGAAGAACGCCAAGCGGCGCGCCGAGGATCTGACCGACCCAGACAAGAACCCGCACATCGTCGCCGCGATCCAGAAGATGCGCGCGGAGATGGCCGAGAAGTACGGCACAACCTACGAGCGGCACATGCGCGACCTACAGGTGATCCGTGACCAGGCATTGGCGGCGGGAGCCTACGGTGCTGCTGTCCAGGCTGAATACCGTCGAGGCCAAGCCCTGGGCACGATCTACATCGATCGCAAGGAGATCAGGCACGGCACGATCGACTCCATGAGCAAGGAGGAGGTCATGCGCAAGTTGCAGGAGATCAAGAAGCTGTACGGCAACGGCAGCCCTGTGATCGACGTTACCCCGGAACAGGTAGCCGAGAGTCTGGAAGAGGAACCGAAGGATGCCAGCGAAGCCAGAGACGAAGCTGTACCAGAGGTTGAAAGAAAACCTCCCAAGCTGCCTTTTTACCCGGATTGAGTCACGGGTTAATCAGGGCTTCCCGGACTGTCTGGTTGCCCTGCCCCGCTCGGGTACTTTTGCCCCTCTCGAGCTGAAGGTCGTGACGTACGGGCGGCGCGTTCGTTTGTCTCCGCATCAGGTCGCCTTCCATGCGCGCCATGCCGAGATCGGATGCACGACGTTCATTCTCGTTCTGTTCGTCCCGTACAAGAAGACCGCAAGCAAAGACGGCGAACTGCTGCTGTACCGTGGCGACCAGGTGCTCGAGCTCGCACGTGCGGGAGTGGATACGACCCCGCTTGCGTCATGGCACTACGGCAGCATGCCGTGGGGGATGCTCGAATTGGAGTTGATGAACAGTTGACAAGTTGATCGAGGCAGGATAGGTTCGCCAACGCTAGGGCTTTTCCTAGTTAGAAAGCAGAAAGGTGAAACATGAAAAAGTTTAAGGTTTCGCTCGTTCGAATCGAGCATACGGTGTATCAGCTTGAAGTCGAGGCCGACTCGGCAGCGCAGGCCAATGAAATAGCCATAACCACGTGGAACGAAAATGAAGAGGCCTTCGTCGAGTTCGGCCTTGTTCACATGGAGGACTTCATCAACGATATCGAGGAGGTGCAGTCATGAGCGCGCACACTCCCGCCCCTTGGACAGTGGACGGAACAACTGCCGCCGAAAATTTAGACGTAATCGGCGAAGGTGGCCGGGTCGCCATGCTCGACTGCGACGATATAGACGCAGAAACTCTGGAAGCTAACGCCCGATTAATTAGTGCTTCGCCCGAGTTATTAAACTCGTTGCAAGAGTTGGTCAAATACCTTGGCGTTGATGTAGACAACGGGCTAGATGAACTACTAACTAACGCCCGAGCCGCAATTACCAAAGCAACGGAGGAGGCCGCATGAACTGGACGGATTTACAGATTATCGACATGTACTATGAGGACGGCATGAAAGAGCAGGAGATCGCCGAGTCGCTCGGGCTATCTTTGCTCATGGTGCATGAGGTGATCGCAGCATTCGAGGAATCGGAGGACGAGCAATCATGATGTTACTGAAACACGATAAGCGGACGGCCGATCTACTTGGTGCCATCAAGGAGTTACTCGCCATGCCTGATTACAGCGACAGCAACGAGCGGCCATTGGCCGATATCATTCGCATTCGTCGTGTGGCGGTCAGCCGCGCGCGTCGATTGGTTGAACAGTACGAGGAGGAACCATGCCAAGGTGGGAGGGACGCGAGTCCACTCTGAAGCCTGGCACACTTCCACCAAAACCGAGGGATGCAGAAAAGCAGTTTTTCAAAACCGTTTTTAAGCTGTTCGGCTACTGGCTCATCCATAAGATTTTGGGCGGGTAGTTGACAGGCCAAAGGATGAGCGTATTTTAGAAAGTCCACCACCCATTGGTGGCATATACAGGAGAAAGTCAAAATGTCCGAGTTAGTAAGCAACAGGCCGGAGATCGCTCCCGTGGCGTTCCGGTTTCTGGATTCTTTGAGAGAGGACGGCCACGTGAACATGTTCGGCGCGGCTCCGATCCTCGCTGATGCTTTCATGCTCTCAAAGCAGGAGGCGCGCGTCGTTCTCGAAGCGTGGATGCGATCCAAGCAGGAGGCGGAATAACATGACAGTGAGCAAAGACGTGACCGAGCTGTTGTCCCGACTCACCCAGAGTGAGCAGCACGACCTACTCGAGAGTTTGCGCGCGCGTTACGCGCAGGAGCGTCAAGCGTTCTGGCAGTTGATCGAAGGCTACAAGCCGACCAAGGAGGACAAATAAAATGGCGACGTTACTAAATGCCTCGCGGCAGGGGGCGCTGCTCGATGTAGTTTGACCAGGCATCGAGGCGTTCGAAAAAAAAGAGGGGGCGGGGCTGTTGTCTCGCCCTTTCTTTTTGCTATGATCGGCGGCGAGGCGATTTGCCTCATAGAAAGATAGAAAGAGGTTCAAAATGTCGAACGTTTTTGAATTGCCCTATTTTCAAGCCGTTTTCGCTGATCGCGAGCGTCGAGAGGTAGTCGCCGCTCGTATTGCTGCGAGACTCATCGAGCCGTTGAACACTCTCGGCGGCTATCGTCAATTTCGGGAGCGGATGCAGTGGTTCGCGGGGCTGTGCGAACAGGCTCGTACTTTTGAAGGCGTGGGGGCGTGGACGTTACTAACGCGAGTTCGAGAGCTGGCATCCTTCGAGGATGTTTTCTCCCCGTCACTCGAGCTCGAGCTTGCCGCTCTTGATTACGTGGTTAGCAATCGAGAGGCCTCGCGGTTGTTCCATCGTTGGGAGTTCGTCGAGGATGATCGCAGCTATGCGGTCGATCGCCTGTCCGATTGGGGCTCCTTCTCTGGGTGTGAGTGCTGCGGCGAGTCGTTCCCGATAGGTGATCTCGCGGACGCGTACGGCGGCGAGCTCGTCTGTGAATCATGCCGGGACGACAGCTACACGTGGTCGGAGTATCACGACGCATGGGTGCACTGTGACAGCAGCCGACCCGCTATCGATCAGGACGGGAGCCGCTGCCTGATTCATCAGGACGCGGACGACTTCCAGTACGACGAAGATCGCGAGATGTACATGCACGTCGATTACATCCGAGAGCGTCGAGTTATTCAGGGCTATCACTCTTCCAAGGGTGCGTTCGAGTTTCGAGCGGATGACTGGTGTCGGCAGTTCAATCGATACATGGGCGTCGAGCTCGAAGTCGAGGGGCACGGTCGCGATCCAGAAGAGGCGGCGCGCGCCATCCATCAGTCAGTGAATGATGGCGTGTTCGGTCGTCATGTGTTCTTCGAGCGCGACGGCAGTCTGTCGAGCGGGTTCGAGATGATCACCCATCCTCAAAGCTTGCCGGCTCATCGTGAGCTGTTCACGTTCCTGCGCGATCCTGCTCTGGTTCGAGGTCTGCGCAGCCATCGAACGACGACGTGCGGCCTACATGTTCACGTGAGCCGATCCGGTCTCTCGAATCTCACGATCGCGCGCGCGGTCACGTTTGTGAACGATCCGGGGAATGATGCTTTCATTACCGCACTGGCGCGTCGGTATTCCACGTCGTTCTGCAAGGTCGTGGAAAAGGATGTTGAGACTGCTCATCTCTCGGCTGATCGGTATGAGGCGATCAATCTCACGGGTCGCGACACGATCGAGTTTCGGATCTTTCGCGGTTCGTTGAAATACGAGGCTGTGATCTCGGCCATCGAGTTCTCGCATTCCATCCTCGAATACTGCGCGCGAGCGGAGACGAGCTCGAGCGCGCTTAATGCTCACGCGTTCTTGGCCTACTGTGCGACTCACCTCGAAGCGGAGACGCGCGTCATGCGCGCCTATGTTGCCGATCGCACTGCGGGTCTCTTTCAACACTCGGAAGCGGCCTGACGGCCTCGGAGGTTTTCATCATGTGTTTATTAGTTCATCAGCCATCGAGCACCACGTTCTCGGATGAGTTCTTGGCGGACGTCTACTCGGGCAATCGGGACGGGATCGGCGTCATGTATTCAAGCGGCGGTCAGCTTGTTGACGTTAAGGCTCTGCCGGCCTCGGTCGATCAGTTCAACGCGTTTTATCGAGAGC